CCAAAATCGGCATGGCAACCAAATAATATAAAACAGCGATTACTAAGGAATATACATCTTTCTTACCAAATTTCAAATTCATCCAAGAAACAACTGGTTGAAATTCGATGAATGTGTTTGTTTTAATTGAATCGAAAATTTCTATTATATCGTTTTTATTTGGTTGAACAAGTCCGATTTCAAGGACACATGGAATTGAAATATCACATTTTTTCCAGGGTGAGGGAATATCATTCTCACATCGAACCAAAATATAATAATTCTCCTTGACATTGGCATTCAAATAATTTATTACACTATATAACAAATATTCTAATAAATAATTTGATGCAAATGCATTTGAAATATCATATTGATACACAAATGTATCTATTTCTACCTTACATCCTAGCATCGATAATAATAAATTTTTGTTAAAATTACAATATTTAAATAAAAATTCAATATCTTCAACATTATTTTTAACTACTTCATCGAGACGACAAACATTTGAAACAGTTTTATTTAATACATTTACACAATTTGCATTCATAACTATTAAAATATCATAGATTTATTTTTTGATCTAAATTACGATTTAGTATCAGTCTCCTCTAAAATTACTTTTAATCTATTTTCAATGGAGTTTAAATCTAAATTACTTCCACCCATACCTGTATAATGTTTAATAATGTTCTTTGTAATAGTCTTTAAATCCTCTTCATTCTCATTTTTCTTCTCAACTTGTTCTGGCTTTTGCTCTTCAGTTATCTCTTTACTCTCTTCTATTGTATCCAATTTTGAAAATTTTTTATTTGTTGTTATTGTGTTTTTATTTACAGTATGTGTTGCTGTTAAATCCTCAGTAGCAAGATCTAATATACTGTCAATTACCGAATTTGATTTACTAAAGTTAACAAGCTTTTGAACGTATTTTGGAACTGATGAATAAATTAGTGAAAGAATTAATATGAAGACAATTGTATGAAGCCAAATATTTTTATTGCTCTTTATTTCAGGAGAATCAAGTGAATGCCAAAAGAGTTGTTTAATATTATCATTAAAGTATTCCATTTGATTGAACAGACTTGACTGAGTTAATGGTTTTTTCTCAACACGTTCAATTGCATTTTCAGTAAATTCTAAATTACGTTTTTTACTAGATTTTGTGGTTTCTTCATAGGAATAATTTTCGTTATTTGAAAATTGTGTCAAAAATGCAACTGGGTCCTCCTCTGACTTTAAAGTCGTCATTTTTGAACCAGCATCTCTAGAAATATTAAAATCATTCATAAACAATAATTTAATCATACCATCAATAATAGGTTCAACTTTGTTTAATAATTTTTTCTCATTGAGAACATTGCAGCATACATCAATAAGGAGGGGGTATTCGCGGTAGAGTTGTTTTACTTTTATTTTGAGTGGAGTGCCTGAAATGTCAATGAATTTATTTCTTATTTTTGTGGAAATTTGATTAATTTTGGTAACAATTATGTTTATAAAATTTTCGCTAATCCATTCTAAATAATTTAAATTTGAATGAAACATGTTGAGACGAAGGTTTCCTTGATGGAAATTGAAACTATATTGAAAGTAGGTCATTTCGTTATTCTGGATCTCATTTTCTAATATAAAATTTATTATAATCTGTAAAGCGGTTAAATTTATATTATTCCTTAATTCTTGTTCTAATTCGAACGTATATCTTAATTTATATCCAATTGAATTATCATTATACTTCGGAAATAAATTTAATAAAGCCTTCTGTTTTTTAAACTCTTCGCTTAAATGGGACGTATCCTCAATCGCTTTATCTGTTTTTGTATTTAATTTATTTATAAAATTAGAGTAACTCATCTAATTATATAAGATAAAATTGAATTTATATTAATACTAAATAATTAATTAATGAGAACTAGTTGTCTCATTTAACAAAGCAATAATCTTGCTTTCAATCTGACCAACCTTGTTCTCCTTGACATCAGAATCCTCTAAAGTCTTCAACAAAGATGAAAGACGATTGTTGTTAGTGCTGTTGGTAGTACGATCCAACGCTAAAGTGAAAGCAATAGGATCAGATGGTGCAGCAGGCTCAGCTGGAGCAGCGGGTTCAGGAGAGAATGGTTCAGCAGGGCCAGCTGGTTCATTTGGTTCAGCGGGACCATAGTTATTGGCATCATCAACAGCCTCTTCTGGAGTAGTTACTTCTTCCTGGGTAACTTCGAAGGTATCCTGAACACCCTTATTTCCACTATAGCTCTTGTATAAGAATTGGATTAACCAGACAAGTGCAGCAATAAGAGCAAGTGGGACGGCAACCTTCTTACCTTTATCAGCAACAGATGCAGTAAATTCAGAAAGAAGTGAGAGCCAACTGTTGTCACCGCCGCCAAAGCCTAATTTGCTAAGCTGACCTTGGATATCGGCAATAGATCTCTCTGAAATTTGTACTTCGCAAGAAGTGTTGGCTTCCTCGTTAAGAGAAAGAGCAAACTGGTTCTGAGTATTGATCTTATAACTATCATAAATAGTCATCAAGTAAGAAACACTTGAAAATTCCTCAGAAACAAAGCGAGGAGTCTTTGAAAGATTCAAGATATCATTAACCATAACAACATATTCGTTACGAAGAGACTTGGTAATCTGCAAATTCTCCAAAAGATTCTTGATCTTGTCCTTGTTTTCAGTGGTAGTTACCAACATAAATCCAACGCCACCGTTGTTGTAATTAGTGGTAATAATATCAATACCAAACTCCCAAAGCTCCTCGTTGAGGGAATTGATAATAAGGTTGGTTAACTTTTTCGATTCCTCGTTGGTGATGTTAGATGGATTAAATTTCAAAGAAGTGCAGATTCCACCAAAACGATAAACATGAGCCAAATTGTTCCTTATAGATACTAAACTTGGTGAAGGTTTCTGTGAGGCTAAACTCATTATATATTTTAATACAAGAAAAAAAAAAAATTTTTTTGTATTTAATCTCTAAATTATTTAATAAAAAATATTTTTTTATTAAAAAATTAAAAATTGTCTGAAGTCTCTTCAGTATGCTCCAAAAGAGCCCTTAATTTCATTTCAATTGCCTCAGTATTACTTCCCGATGATTCAGAAACAGTTGAATCAGCATTAGTACGTCCAACAAAAATATCATTATCAGCAACATTTACTACAAAATCCTGCAACTCATATGGAGCAGCTGGTTCATTTGGTTCAGCAGGTCCAACTTCCTCATGGTGACTTTCATTATCGCAGCTATCTCCGTCAAGAACCTTCTTAAAATATCTATAAATGCAAGCAGCCTGGGTATAATCTAAAGAAGAAATGCCAAATGAACGCAAAAATGAAAGTAAAGCATTATAAGCGGAGCAAGTAAGTGTTCTATCACAAGAATTAGTAGAACAGAATTTTAAGGCATCGTAAACCATTTGAGTAGTTACTTTCTTAAGAATATCGGTGTCAACACACTCAACATGGACTGAAATGCAGTCAGTAAATTTGAAGAAACCAGTATTTGAACGTTTGCCATCCTTATGCAAATCCCTGGTAGAATAAACAATGCAATCCTTTGCCTCAACTAAACTTACAAGACCGTCATAAGTATGGGTTTTTCCATCCTCAGTTCGCTTGATTTTAGCAGGGACTGCGCAGTAAGTTTCAGTTGAAGAATCAGCTGGGATTAGGTAAACTGTCAAATCCGTACGCTCGAAGATTGCTTGGTTAATCTCTAAAACGTTCAACATAGAATTGACACTCTTTACTCTATCTTTCAAAAGGCAAATCTCATGTGTTAAAAGGTTAATAATATTAGCACAATTGCTCATCTTATATAATATATAAATGAAAAAAAAAATTATTAAAATTAACTCTAAATCTATTTAAAGATAAATACTTAAAAAAGAATATGATACAGAGCATCCTAAATATTCTTCAAAATATTCCATATTTTTTATTTAACCTTTTTCTAAAAGTCAAGTATAAATTTTTTAACCAAAATATCAAAAATGATGAGATAAATATAAATGAAATTTTTAGTATTAATTCCATAAATCAAAAAATCAATTTTCTCCAAAATGAAATAATCAACCACCTAAATGATAAATTGAAATATTCAAAACATATAAATCTAAACAAAGTTTTCGAATTCTGTGAAAACCAAAATGATATTATTATATTTGACTATTCCAAAAATAAAAAAAATTATTTATTTAATATAGTGCCCTCCAATGAAAAAGGCATAATATTTTTTCCATTATATTCTCAAAATGAAATACTTAAAAAAAATATGAACAAAATAACAGAAATTTATTCTGAAGAGGCAGTTGATGAAAAGGAATTATTATATTTATTGGAAAAATATGGAGGACCTCTAAATGATTTTTATTTTTCTAAAAAGATGAGTATTCCTTTAAGTCGAATATATAGTAAAAAGCTAAAAACCTTTCCATTTAGAGAGGGAAGATATACTTTTTGTGATACATTTTTAAATGAATATAGTATTGATTCAAATAATTGTGATGAGATTTTATTTATAAAAAATACTTTAGATGATAAGAAAATTGTGGCGGTAAATATGATGGAGACGTCATATATAATGAATCATTATAATACTTTCAAAATGGGATGGGGGAGTATATTTTTGGGGACAATTAAATGGATATTTGGAAAACAAAAAGATGCATAATATTTTCTCATATAAGAATATAAATATGCAAAATCCTATTTACGGAGATTATTATAAAGGTCCTGTTAAAAATACTCCCACAAATCCATTTAGAAATTTCGATAAAATAAACAAAAAGAAAAATCAAATGGCATCCTATCTTGGCAACAATTCGGAGTTACTCTCAATTAACACACCCGCACCTGTTGCTTATGAAATGGGAAATGGAGTATATGGAAGTTATGATGGCATCAAGTTAGTCGCAAATAATTACAACCGTTGGAAAGCCGAACCTGCTAACACTCCTCTTATTGACAGTGATTTTCTCTTTGTTCCTCAGGGTACACCCATACCTCTAAAGAATGAAATGATTTATTCTCAAATTCCCAAAGATAGCATGTTTGTCTTCGCCAAAAATAAAGCCAGTCCAAATTGCAAATCCACCTACTCAACTTCTACTGGACAAGTCTGCACTACTGCTCAACAGCAATCTTACATCGGCGCAATGCGCGGAAATAACAAGAATTTCCCCGATGATTCATTCTAATCTTATTTTTTACAATGTAAAAAATATTCAAAATATAATTGAAAATTCCTCCCAACTATTCACTCATTTTTTCTTTCAGAAAATATAATTATTTTACACATTTTGTCTAAAAAATCATTACAATCTAGTAGCCACTTTTTACAAAATAATGCTAAAATATGCAAAATAATTCCATGAGAATTTGCATATTTTACATTTATTTTTATAAATTTATTAAAAAATTTTATACGGGTTATTTGTTAATTTTCTTCTTAAAAAAATTAGGAAAAAAATATGTTTAAAAAAATGTAAATGTTATTTTTTTGTATTTTTGGAAGATATTTTGGGAATAATCATGAAAACCAAAATACTAAAAATTAAACAAAAATTTCATTTTCCCAGCATATTTTTCATTTTTTTCCTAAATTTTATTCGTATTTTTTATACAAATGAATATGGTAAATTTTTTTAATAATAAAAATATTTTTATTGTTAAATATGCAATTTTTAGGAAAATATTGGTTATAATTTTATATTTTAGTCAGATATAGAGCATATGGGTTTTATGGAATTCTTCTTCGTTTTTTTGTTTTATTAATTTTTCAGCTAAATCAAATGAAATGTTTATGGGGAAGTTGATGGTGGGAAGATTATCTCCGAGTTTAAGGTTGAGTTGGTTGGAAAAGTTGGTATATTTTGCCATATTAAGTTTGAGGAGGATTGTTTCAAGACATCTTCTTAAATCTCTAACACCTTCCTCCTTCGTAAATTTTTGGATAATTTCCTTTATCACTTCATCACTAAATTTAAATTCCATATCTCCAATTCCAATATTTGATGATAACTCTTTCAATAAATAATTTTTAGCAATTTGCACCTTATCATCCACCGAAAATCCATTTAAATGAATTTTTACCAAACGATCCCTTAAAATAGGATTAATTAAACTTTCATCATTATAAGAAAATACAAACAAACATCTTGATAAATCTAAATCAATTCCAGAAAAATATTTATCATTAAATGCTGCATTTTGTGTTTGATCGGTGAGATGTGTGAGAACGCCGATGATTTCTTCTCCTTGTTTGGTGGAGCTGACTTTATCGAGTTCATCGAAAAATATGACTGGATTCATTATTTTTGAGTCCATAAGGATGCTGGCGATGCGTCCCCAGTTAGATCCTTCGTAGGTGTATCCATGACCTTCGAGAAAAGTGCTGTCGGTGGCGCCACCAAGTGCGATCATTTGGAAGGGGCGTCCGAGTGCTTTGGCGATGCCATTGCGGACGAGGGATGTTTTGCCGATTCCTGGGGGACCTTGAAGGGCGATGATATTTCCGCTGGATTTTGGGTTGGAGATCCATTGGCAGACGACCTGCATAATTTTATTTTTGGCTTCGTAGTGGCCGAAGGTGCTGTTTTCCATAATTTGGGAGACTTGGCAGATATATTCGTATATTTTATTTTTGTTATCGTCTTTTTTGACGGGGAGATCGAGATATTTTCCGAAAGGAAGTTTCATTACACCTTCAATCCATTTGTTAAGTTTAAAGTATTCAGGATCAGTCGGTTCCATCATTTCGATTTGGCTAAATTTGTTCATTATATTTCTTTTGGTGGGGATGTCTACTGGGAATTGGAGAATACGGAATCTTTCGGGGATTTCGTGGGAATCGAATTGGTTGAGTTCTTTTTCCATTTTTTTTAGGAAAATGCGTTGATCTTTGGTAATTTTTTTCCAGTAATCCATTTCTTCTTCGTTCATCATTTCGTATTCTTCGGTGGTGAGGTCGAGTTCTTTGAGATTTTTGGCGGTCATTTTTCCGGTGGATGATTTTTTGGGTTTTTTAGGAGCTTCAATTTCTTCTTCTTCTTCACTGACCCAATCATCAGAGGAATAATCTAAATTATTAGAATTTTTGGTTTTATTTTTCCAGTCAATTCTTTCTTTTTTTCCGATGGATTCTTCATCTCCGACAATGAATTCATCATTTTCGTCGAAATATCCTCCATACTGCTTTATCATCTTTTTTATTTCAGATTTATTTGGTTTTTTCTTTTTTTCTTTTGATTCATCGGGTTTGTTGGTGTCGGCTTTTGGTGTACTCTCCGCCTTAGGTGTACTTTCCTCCGTCTTCGGACGCTTATCGTTTTTCTTGGAATTAATCAAACGTTTTTTAGTAACTGAACTTGATGGTTTATTGATGAAAATTTGGTTAAGTTCATTTAAATCGAGTTCAATTACATTATCTTTTTGATTATTTGATGGTATTTTGCCCATATTGATTAGATCATAGGAGTTAATTTCATTTTTCGGAAATTTTATTTTTTTAGAATTGTCTAAATTATTCTCTAAATTTCTTGAAATTTCAGAGGTTTTCCTTTTTTTACCTCTTGTAACAATTTTATTGTCATCTTCCATATTTTAGAAATTTTTTTTTAATTAATATTGTTACCCTAATTGTCCATAAATAACTAAAAATTAAGCCTGAAAAAAACGACAAAAAATGATTTTGAAAAAAACCAATTTAAAAGAATAAATCGTAATATATTAATCTTCGTTAAATTATGTCTAAATTATACCAAGAGCTCGCAGATGTTTCCGACGTGTTTAATATTTCAGAGGTCAAATTTGGTTTTTTAAACCCGGAGGCGATGAAAAAGGCATCAGTTTGTCACGTCGTTGTGCCGGACACATATGAAGGTTCTGAACCAAAGGAAAATGGATTATTTGACCCGAGAATGGGTGTAATTGAAAGAGGGCGAATTTGTCCGACAGATGATTATGACCACACTATTTGTCCAGGATATTTTGGACATATTGAATTACCGTTCCCAGTTTTTTGGGTTCAGCATATTGAGACGATTATAAAATTATTGAGGTGTGTGTGTATAAGATGTTCGAATATATTGATTGATAAGTCGAACACGGCTTTTATGAATGAGTTAAAGAATAAGAAGGGAGCAAGTGCCTTTAAGTATATATCAGATTATTGTTCTAAACAGACTAATAAGAAGTGTGTATATAATGGAGGTTGTAATGCGATTCAACCGAATACGTATCGAAAGATTATGGGAGATAAGCAGAAAAAGGAGGAGGAGAACCCTTTGAGGATTGATGCTGAGTATTCGGGGGATGTTTTTAAGGATGTGACTGAGAAGAAGATGAAGTTTGCATTGCCGGTTGAGACTATTTTAAATATTTTTAGGAGGATTACACAACAGGATTGTGAGTTGTTGGGATTTGACAATAATGAGTCAAGACCAGAATGGATGATTTGTACGGTTGTTCCTGTGGCACCACCAGCGGTTAGGCCGTCGGTGAGGCAGGATAATAATCAGAGGGCTGAGGATGATTTGACTTCAAAGTATATTGATATTATTAAGGCTGTTAGTGATTTAAAGACGGCAATGCAGAAGTCTTTGAGGAGGGAGACTGAGGCTGATGTTGAGAAAAGTGCGAAGGAGATAAGAGAGTATGTGGGTTTAATTCAGTATCATGTGGCGACATTGGTGGATAATGAGATCAAGAGTATTCCGCCTTCTAGTAGGAGAAGTGGACAGCCATTGAAGATGATTCGTCAGAGGTTGAAGGGTAAAGAAGGGAGAATCAGGTCAAACATTATGGGAAAGCGTGTTGATTTTTCGGGAAGAACTGTGGTGGATGTTGATCCTAATATTAGTAT